TACACCGGAGGTTATTACTGGATGGAATAGTATTTTCTATGATATTCCTTATTTAATTCGTCGTCTCGAAAAAATACTTGGTGAAAAGTTGATGAAGCGTATTTCTCCTTGGGAAATAGTATCTGAGAAGGAGACATATGTTTTAGGAAGAAATCAAATTCATTATAATATTGGTGGTATATCACAGTTAGATTATTTGGACCTTTATAAAAAGTTTACCTATAAGGCACAGGAATCATATCGTCTGGATTATATTGCCGAAGTAGAATTGGGGCAGAAAAAATTAGATCACTCGGAGTTTGATACTTTTAAGGACTTTTATACCAAAGATTGGCAAAAATTCACCTCATATAATATAAAAGACGTGGAACTTGTTGACCGATTGGAAGACAAGATGAAACTGATTGAACTGGCACTTACGATGGCATATGATGCCAAAGTAAATTATAATGACGTGTTCTCTCAAGTTGTAATGTGGGATACTATTATTTACAATTATCTTAAGACTAGAAATGTTGTAATTCCTCCTAAAACTAAATCAGAAAAAAGTCAAAAATATGCGGGTGCTTATGTAAAGGAACCTGTTTCGGGTGTTTATGATTGGGTGGTAAGTTTTGATTTAAATTCTCTTTATCCACATTTGATTATGGAATTCAATGTAAGTCCCGAAACTCTTGTGGAAGAACGACACCCAACAGTAACGGTTGATAAAATACTGAATAAAGAACTTACATTTGAACTTTATAAGGACTATGCGATATGTGCAAATGGTGCAATGTATCGTAAAGATGTGCGTGGATTCCTTCCAGAACTTATGGAGAAAATGTATAATGACCGTGTGATTTTTAAGAAAAAGATGATTGAGGAAAAGAAAAAACTTGAAGAAATTGAATCTGAAATGAGGATGAGGGGAATTGTATAAATAGTGCTATAGTAAACTATTATTTTAGATGCATCATTTCATATACAAAACAACAAATTCCTTAAATGGAAAATATTATTATGGGGCACATTCTACTAAAAATATTGATGATGGATACTTGGGTTCTGGTGTTTCTTTAAAAAAAGCAATACAAAAATATGGAAAGGAAAACTTTTACAGGGAAATTATTGAATTTTGTAATGAGGAAAACGAAATGTATCTGAAGGAAGAAAAAATAGTTGCAGAACACTATAAAAAAGAAGAATGTTATAATATGAATGTGGGTGGAAAAGGTGGTTGGAATTATGTAAACTCTAATGGTATCAATTCGGGTGATAATAACATTATGAGAAAATCTGAAGAAGTTCGGATGATAGTTTCTCAAAAAGGAAAGCAAATTAGAAAATCAAATTTAAAATATAAGCAGATTGCGTTAAAAAATTTAGAAAAAGCAGTTGAAGTTAATACTGGTAAAAAAAGACCAGAACATTCTGAATTTATGAAAGATTGGGCAGCTAATCATTGGAAAGAAAATAGAGATTATATGAGAGATTGTTTATCTTCAACATTTAAAATAACTTCCCCAACAGGAGAAGAAGTTATTACTAATAGATTTGAAGATTGGTGTAAAGAAAATAATTTACCACACTCTACTCTTTGGGTTAGTAGCAGCAAAAATGGTAAAGTCGTTACAAAAGGTAAAGCAAAGGGGTGGAAATGTGAACTTATCTGAATTGTCCGATTCTCAATTAAGAGAATTGCGTAAAAAAACTATAAAAGAGATTGCTAGATGTAATAACATCCAGATGGCAAGAAAGGTGAGTTTAAATTCTTGCTACGGTTCTATTGGGACGCCATATTTCCGATATTATAAGTTGGAAAACGCAGAAGCAATCACTCTTTCTGGGCAAGTTGCAATTAGATGGATTGAAAATAAAGTAAATCAATATCTTAATAACTTACTAAAAACTAAAGATTTTGATTTTTGTATAGCAAGTGATACGGACAGTTTGTATATTAATTTGAGTATTTTAGTTGAAAAAATATTTAAAGATAAGGATAAGAACATTAAAAAAATTATAAATTTTTTGGATACTATATCTAAAGAAAAACTTGAACCTTATATTGAAAGTTGCTATGAAGAACTGGCAGAATACTTAAATGCTTACGAACAAAAAATGTATATGAAGCGTGAGTGTATTGCCGACCGAGGAATCTGGACTGCAAAGAAGCGTTATATTCTAAATGTCTGGGATAGTGAGGGTGTTCGTTATACTGAACCTAAACTTAAAATGATGGGAATTGAAGCAATTAAATCCTCAACTCCGGCACCGTGTCGTAAAATGATTAAGGATTCTCTTAAATTGATGATGAATGGGACAGAAAAAGAAGTTATTGATTATATTGAAAAATGTAGAATTGATTTTTGTAAACTTTCTCCAGAAGAAGTATCATTTCCTCGTTCTGTTTCTGACATTCTTAAGAGTCAATGTTCTGTCAATATTTACACTAAAGGAACTCCCATTCACGTTAGAGGAGCACTTTTATTTAATCATCACATTAAAAAGAAGAACCTGGATAAAAAATATTCACTTATTCAGAACGGTGAAAAAATAAAATTTTGTTACTTAAAAACACCCAATCATATTCGTGAAAATGTAATTTCCTTTATTCAAGATTTCCCTAAAGAACTTGGACTAAATCAATATGTTGATTATGATAAGCAATTTGATAAAGGATTTTTAGAACCTCTGAAGATTATATTAAATGCGATTGGATGGAAATCAGAAGAGGTGGCATCTCTTGATTCTTTTTTCTTTTAATGATAGAATCATAATATTCAAATTTACATACAACAGGAAAAAAATAATTATGGATTTTCTTAAGGACATAGTAAAAGAGATTGGAGGAGAATATACACAACTTGCTGCGGATATTGATGAAACCGAAACTTTTGTGGATACGGGTTCGTACATTTTTAATGCTCTTGTATCCGGCAGCATATTTGGTGGTGTATCTGGTAATAAGATTACTGCTATCGCTGGTGAAACATCTACGGGAAAAACTTTCTTCAGTCTTGCCGTTGTTAAGAACTTTCTCATTAATCATCCTGATGGGTATTGTCTGTATTTTGATACTGAATCCGCAATTACTAAATCACTATTAGAGTCTCGTGGAATTGATACAAATCGTTTGGTGGTTGTGAATGTGGTTACGGTTGAAGAGTTTCGCACCAAGACACTCAAGGCAGTTGATATTTATCTAAAGAAAAAAGAGGAAGAAAGAAAACCTTGTATCTTTGTATTAGATTCTTTGGGAATGCTTTCTACAAATAAAGAGATTAATGATGCTCTTGCCGAGAAAGATACTCGGGATATGACGAAGGCACAACTCATTAAGGGTGCATTTCGTATGTTGACTCTTAAATTAGGTCAGGCAAAGATTCCTATGCTCGTGACAAATCACACGTATGAGTCGATGTCTCTTTATGGGGCTAAACAAATGTCAGGTGGGTCAGGATTGCAGTATGCTGCTTCTACAATCATCTATCTTTCCAAATCAAAAGAAAAAGACGGAACAGAAATAATTGGAAATATCATTCGTGCCAAAACTCAAAAGTCTCGTTTAAGTAAAGAAAATCAAGAGGTTTCTATTCGTCTATTTTATGATGAACGAGGATTGGATAGATATTATGGTCTTCTTGAACTTGGTGAATTGGGAGGAATGTGGAAGAATGTAGCGGGTCGTTATGAAATTGATGGTAAGAAACTTTATGCCAAAGATATTTTTAAGAATATTGAAAAATATTTCACACCAGAAGTAATGGAAAAACTTGATGTAATTGCCAGAGGTAATTTCAGTTATGGAGTATGAAAAATATTCGTATTATAAAAACTAATATAAATGTCTCTAAAATATTAGAACAACTTAAGCAACATCCAGAAGATTGGGGTTCTCAAAAAAATATTAAGGATGTGGAACAATTAGACCCCACAGAATATACGGTTACTGTGGATGTTTTACAACTTATTGTGGGTGGAGTTGAGAATGAAGATCAATATGTAGGAAATACCGAAATATGTATTAAGACTCCCGCATATGAAAAACATACGGAAATTATTAATTACTTAAGTAAATATTTTAAGAAACTTCGTCGTTGTGCGTTTCTGGCACTTCCTGTGGGTGAAATTGTGGGTTCTCATATTGACGAAGGAACCTACTATCTTACAAAAGACCGCTATCATCTTTCCATTCAGGGAAAATATGAGTATACTGTTGGGGACGAAACTATAATTGTTGAGTCCGGAACACTCTTTTGGTTTAATAACAAACTACCTCATCAGGCAGTTAATATCGGTAATGACGTTAGAATTACTTTTGTATTTGACGTTCCGCATCATAAACGTAATCTTTAATTGAAATAATGGAACGACTTGAAATTACAATTCTTAAAAACTTAATATTTAATGAAGATTATGCCAGAAAAGTGATTCCATTCATTCAACCAGAATACTACGAGCAAAGAACTGAAAAAATAGTATTTGAGGAAATTGTTAAGTTCATTGTTAAATATGGATCTTTAATCACAATAGAAGCACTTAATATTGAAATTGATAATCGTAAGGATTTAACCGAAACCGAAAGTAAAGAAATTGTAGAACTATTTTCCAAACTCAATAATAGTCCAGTAGATAATCAGTGGATATTGGATAGTACCGAGAAGTGGTGTCGTGATCGTGCCATTTATTTGGCACTGATGGAATCGATT